CCAGAGCCTGAGCCACCAGAACAGGTAGGTATTAACTTAGAAGACTTCCAAACACAGTTCCCTGATCTTGATCCTAGTGCTTATGAAGATGGTATGTATACTGATCCTACTACAGGTACAGTGTATGTTATCAACATCCCACCAGATTTAACAGAGCCTGAAGAAGAAGAAGAAGAAACAGACATAACAGAAGACGACACTACCGATGCTATAGATGACGGTGCAGATGACTTACCTTCTGACACTACTGAAGGTGACGCAGGTCCGGTAAAAGGAGATCCGCCTAGACAAGCGCCTATAGATCCTGAGCGTCCTTGGGAGTATATAGGTAACGGTAGGTTTAGGCATGTCACTACTGGCGAAATCATTACTGATCCAAACTATGATCCAAGTAGCGATCTGTACGAAGTAGGTGGAAATTATAGTAGAGGTGATGAAGAGTCTTTAGAGCCTGAGCCAGAACCTGAACCAGCACCCATAGATCCTATTGTAGGACCTCCCGGACAGGACGGTGTAGACGGTGTCGATGGCGTTGACGGGCGAGATGGCGTCGATGGTGTTGATGGACAAGATGGTGAACAAGGTCCAGCAGGACAAGACGGTATTGATGGCGTAGACGGTGTTGATGGTGTTGATGGTCAAGACGGTGTAGACGGTGTAGACGGTGTAGACGGTGTAGACGGTACTGATGGTACTGATGGTACTGATGGTACTGATGGTACTGATGGTACTGATGGTCAAGATGGCGCTCAAGGAGAACGTGGACGTGCTGGTAAAGATGCTAGTATGTTTAAACCTTTCATGACTTCAATAGGTTACACACCTGTACAGTTACAACAACTTGTTGCACCACCTAAAAAAGATTACTTTAGAGAACTTGATGGGTTAATTGGTCGCAGTTTATTTGGGAAGATGATTAAATGACGTATTTAAACATAATGAATAATGTGTTGCGCCGATTGCGTGAAGAAGAAGTTAACAATGTTACTGAAAGCACTTACTCTAAGATGGCTGGTGACTTCATTAACGATGCTAAGACTATGGTTGAGCAGGCTGCTGATTGGTCTGCACTGCGTGAAACTATTACAATTTCAACAACAGCAACAGACAACACTTACTCACTAACTGGTACTGGTGATGATGTAAAGGTAATGTCGGTTCTTAACGACACCCAAAATTGTTTTATGCAGTACCAAAGTAAAGACTGGTTTAATGATTCGTTGTACATAGCAGGGGCCGCTGAAGGCGCTCCTCTGTACTATACGTACAACGGGTTAGACGCTAATGGAGACACTCAGGTATTGGTGGGTCCTGTGCCAGATGGTGTTTACAGCCTTCGCTTTGATGTGGTTAAGCGTCAGGGTGATTTAACGTCTAACTCAGACAAGCTTTTGATCCCTAACCAACCTGTTATTCACCTTGCGTTAGCTTTGTTGGCTCGTGAGCGTGGTGAAACAGGCGGTACTTCTACTGCTGAATACTTTGCTATTGCTGACAAGTACCTATCAGACGCTATTGCTATTGACGCAGCAAAGCACCCAGAAGAGATGATCTTTAGGACTATCTAATATGGCTCAAGAACTACGCAGTATTAATCTTGTAGCACCAGCTTTTAAAGGGATCAACACCGAAGACTCTCCTTTGGCGCAGGATCCTTCTTTTGCTGAGATTGCTGACAATGCAGTTATTGATAAACGTGGTCGTATTGCGGCACGTAAGGGTTATGATGTAATCACCACAAACAAGACTGTACTTGGTACTGCTGCTGTACGTGCTGTCAGAGAGTTTAGAGATAACGCAGGTAACAGTAAGATCTTTTCTGTTGGTAACAACAAGATCATTAGCGGTACAACTACATTAGTAGATGAGACACCCGGTAGTTATACAATCACTGCTGACAACTGGAAGATGGTTGACTTTAATGACAGCATCTATTTCTTTCAGCGTGGTTATGAGCCTTTAGTTTACAGTAACGCTTCAGGCGCAGTAGAGAAAATGTCTACGATAACTGGCGCGTCAGGTGCAACTGACATTCCAAAGGCTAACGAAGTTGTTGCTGCTTATGGTCGTCTTTGGTGTGCTGATGTAACTAACAACAAGTCTACTGTTTACTGGTCTGACCTGTTGATTGGACAGAACTGGACAGGCGGTACTAGTGGTAGTATTGACATCTCAAAAGTATGGCCTGACGGTTATGACGAGATTGTATCACTAGCAGCACACAACGGATTGTTGATTATCTTTGGTAAGCACAGCATTGTTGTGTACCAAGGCGCAGAAGCACCAGCAACGATGTCTCTATCAGATACTGTAGCGGGCGTTGGTTGTGTTGACAGAGATACAGTACAGCATACAGGAATTGATGTTATCTTCTTGTCACATACAGGCTTGCGTAGCTTTGGACGTACAATACAAGAAAAGTCAATGCCTATCAGTACGTTATCCCGTACGATTACAAAAGACATTATTGGCTTAATACAAGGAGAGACACAGTTCTTTAGGTCTATTTACAGCCCAGAAGAGAACTTCTACTTGTTAACATTTGTTGGTCAGAACACAACTTTCTGCTTTGACGTTAGAGGAACATTAGAAGATGGTTCGTTTAGGGTAACACGATGGCCCGGTTCTGTCTTTACAGCTTACGAAAGACTGACTAATGGTACACTGTACGTAGGAACAACAGACGGTATTAGTGAGTACAAAGGTTATTCTGATAACGGTACAAGGTATCGCTTTAAATACTTTAGTCCAAGCTTGACATTTGGTGATGCTTCTCGTTTAAAGATTCTTAAGAAGATTAAGCCAACGCTGGTAGGTGCAAACAGTGCTACTGTATTTATGAAGTTTGCCTATGACTTTGGTACGTCTTACAGGACAACAGAGTTTACAGTAGGTAACCAGAACCCTGCTTTTTATAACGTCAATGAGTTTGGCGAAAATTCTAACCCACTATCAGAGTTTACTGGTGGTGAACTTACTAACCAACGCAGTTTGAACGCTGTCGGTAGTGGTACAACTGTTGTTGTCGGTCTTGAGTCAGACATCAATGGCTTTGCTTTATCATTACAAGAAATTAACCTACTCGCGCTGATAGGTAAAACGCTTTAATTAGGAGACAATAATGTCAGACGGTATAAATGCTATTAGCAAAGAAGCTCCCATTACAGACGATCCCGGCTTTATGGAGCAGTTTGGTGACTTCTTGTTTGGAGGAGGCGCTCAAGGTCTTGCAGGGCTTGGTCTTCTAACAGGAGCTTACAACAGACTTGGTGGTATTGGTGAGCGAGGTTTAGGCTTAGGTGAATCTCTTGCTGAGACTCAGTTAGGACAAGCTGCTTTTAGACCGTATACTGTTACTACTGCCACTGGTGGTCAGTTTATGGCTGGTCCAGAAGGAGAGTATACATTAGGTTTGTCTCCTCAAGAGCAAGCATTTCAACAACAGATGTTTGAACGCTCTGGTGGTTTCTTCCGTACACCTAGAGGTGCCGCAGGATTAACAGATGCAGGCATTCAAGCGGCTGATATAGGACGTGCAGAGTTAGGTCAGGAAGCTTTTGGAATAGATCCAACTAGAGCAGCATCTCAACAAGCGTTTGGTCTAGGTACTCAGTTCATGGGAGAAGCTGGAATGCCTACAGCAGACCGTGAACAAGCTATCTTTGAGCGTATGAGAGCAGCGCAACGTCCTGAAGAAGAGCGTCAACGTCTTGCAACAGAAGAAAGACTAGCGGCACAGGGTCGGTTAGGTCTACGTACTGCACAGTATGGTGGCGCACCTGAGCAGTTTGCATTAGCGCAAGCCCAAGAAGAATCACGTAACAGAGCTATGCTAGGTGCAATGCAACAGGCTCAAGCAGAACAGCGACAGCAAGCAGGACTAGGCGCTCAGTATGCTGGACTAGGTACATCTTTAGCAGGACAACAACAAGGTCTACAAGCAGCACAGCAAGCAAGAGCTTTGCAGGCGCTACAAGCAGGTCAAGGGTTGATGTCTGGAAGGCTTGGTTTAGAACAGCAAGCACAACAGTTAGGTATGGGTGCGTTAGGCGCTAGTTACTTACCACAACAAATGCTTCTACAGGGCTTAACACCCGGTCAGACTGCGGCGGCTCAGGCACAACAAGCACAGTTGTACGGTACAGGTTTGTTTGGTGAAGCTACTGCTTCTGGTATTGATGCGTTGCTGGGTGCAGGTCTTGGACAGGCTAACTTGATGGGTGCGGCAGGCACTGGCTTGTTGTCAGGATTGTTTGCTAATCCAGAAGCTTCAAGTGGAGAAGGAAGCCGAAGCAATCCACTAAGAGATCTTTACGACTTTTTTACAGGGGGTTAATAATGGCTAGGTTTGGTAGAAGTTTTGTACAAGCTGCAACACAGCCTCAGTATGCTCAGGGGCTGTTTACTGCTGCACAACAGATGGGTGCTGCTCCGGGTCGTAGACGACAAGCACAAAAGATGGCTAACTTGCAAAAAGGTTTGTTTGGTTTAGAGCAAAGTGCTTTAGCTGGAGATCTTACTCCTGAAATGTACAAAGAAGCTGTTGGTTCTTACACAGCGTTGATGCAACAAAACCCAGAACAAGCAGACGAAATTAGAAAGTCTCTTGCTAGAGTAGGTGCGTCTGTCCGTGAGCAAGACAAAACTCAAAAAGGAATTGGAGCAAAAAGAGAGATTAATAATCTTAAAAATGCTGCGTTAGCTGTTCAAAAAAACAGAGGTTTATCTACAGAAGATAAGGAAGCAACGCTAGCTAAAATGAAGCAAGAGCTTATAAGAATACAAGAAGCTAATCCAAACATAGATCTTACTCAATTTGACGGTATGTTTGAAGATGTTGTTGTTGAAGCTCGACAGCTAAACAAAGCAGAAGACGTTGCTCGACGTGATGCAAAAACACGACAAATATCTCAGGCACTCTTTCAAATAAAAGACTTAGATGCTTTAGAAACCGCCACAGATAAAATGCTAGCAGGCGATGAAGAAAACGCTGAAGCTATTAAAAGATTTTCTGCTCTTCAGCAGCAATTTATTGTAGATAAGCAAGAAAGAAAACGTCGTACTGAAGAAAGAGGCTATGATGTGGCGGGTGAAGTAAAACCTGTTAGAGATAGACTAGAAGGCGTTCCTAAAGAAATAGCAGGTATCGTAGAAGATAAGTTATCTGCGGCAGAGGATGAACAAAAACGCTATAGAACTAACGGTACTTGGACTAACACACTTGCTAGAAAAAAAGCGGCTAATTTAATTGACGAAGCTGAAGATCTTATAAATAGATATGTTATAAGCGAAGTTGGTCGTGAACAAACCACCATTGCTGGTCTTGAAAGTGACATTGCTGATCTTGTAGCAAGCGGTTCCGGAACTCCTAACAGAAACGATATCAAAGCAACACAGAACACGTTTGCTATACGTGATTATGGTAGAGAGTTTGACGAGTTGACTCCTGCAAGAAAGCAAGATATTCAAAAGAAAGCTGCGGTAGAAGAGCAAGGTAAACTAAATGCTGCTCATAGTGCTAAGTTAAGTGCTACAAAAGCACAGTTAGCTGCCTTGCGTGGTGAAGAACCTGAGCAGGAAGAACAAGAAGAAGCCCCTAAGTTTATTGAGCCTATTTCTAAACAGGCTGTGCAGGCGGCTAGAGCAAGAGGGCAAACAGATAAGCAAATAATTGATAGCTTAAAAGCTTTAGGCGCTACTAACGATCAAATTGTCAGCTTACTTTGAGGTAAATCATGGCTAAAGAATGGTACGAATACGGTGCTGGTGAGTCTGTTCCTGATTCTGCATACGTTCCTTGGTATGAGCGTGAGCCTGAAGAGGAAGCAGTTGAAGAGTACAGTTCTGTTAGAGCAGGCATTGTAGACTTTGTTGAGTCTGCTGTGGGTGCTGGTGATGAACTGGACGCTACTGTACGTTTGTTGACAGGCGAAGCTGAGAACTGGACTGATGCTATAACAACTTCTCGAAAGCAACTAAGAGCTTTTGAAGAAGATAATCCTTACATGTCTGGTGCGTTAGACGTTGCAGGACTGGCAGCAAGTCTGTTTATACCCGGAGCGGCTCTTGCAAAACTCAGTCAAGGTGCGTCACGGGCAACACGAGTAGCTCAAGCGGCTGGTTTAGGAGCTGCTGAAGGTGCCGCTTACGGCTTCTTGTCAGGAGAAGGTGAAGAGAGACTGGAAAGTGCCGCTATTGGTGCTGGAGTAGGTGGCGCTTTAGGGGGCGTAGCTGGTCGTTTTTTAACCAAAGGTGCAGATGAGCTAACAGAAGATCCTCTTCGAAAAGTTGTTGAGAAAGAAGATGCTGTTGTTGACATCGGCGGCGCAGAAGGTTTTGTTAATCGTGGTCGTGCCTCTTCAGGTACAGGTGATTTAGATCCTAGCACACACCAGCGTAAGTCTACTTCTGTTGTTGATGACGATCTTGCTCCTGATAGCATTCATGAAAACCCTAAAGAAGGTAGCAGAATACGTGGTGCGTTGTTCTTAGGTACTCGCGAGTGGGTTGAAAAAAATGTAGGCATCAGGGCTGCGCGTCTTGTTGAAGATGCTGAGACAATGGCTCGAACAGAGTACGCCAAGGTTGATGAGATATTTGACGGCGAAGAGTTCAGCAGATTCTCAGAGATGCTTGAAGGCAACCCTACTCTCAAAAGTTTCTTCTTGCGGATGAACAAAAACATCGATGAAGGGAATAGAGTAACCTTTGGTCAGGCAAGAAAGTTTGCTCAGACACCTGAAGAGAAACAACTTGTTGACATGCTAGAGGTGGAGTCTAAAGTTCTGCGTGAGCTTGATTTTGTTCCTTTTGACAAAGCAGATGATTACTTTCCTACTACCAACATAGCAGGCACATCAGGCACAACAAAAATATCTGACTACGACACCCCTACAAACTCTCTTAGAACTATGGCTAAAGATGTGGCTGTAGCTAACGCTGTAGCTAAACGCTTTAATCTTGATATGTCTAAGTATGCAGACGAAGCGCGTAAGTTGATTGTTGATACTGACAAGCCTATGTCTCGCCTAGAGTTTGTTATCAAGAAGGTTAGAGACGAAACTCGAAAGCAGGCGGCAAAACAAGGTAACGTATCTGATCCATCTGCTGTGGCTGACAACCTACGTGATGCACTGCGTAGTGTGTTGATAGCTTCAAAGACTGGTGGCGATGCAGTTGGTGCTGTTGCTCGACGTGGTATTTCTGCCGCTCTGCTGGCTAACCCAATGAACGCTGTCCTTAATATTATTGAAGGTTTTACCTCTCCTGTTTATCAGAACGGTATCGTGCCTTTTTTACAAACATTACCCAAAGCTGTTCTTGCTACTTTTAACAAAGAGTTTGGAGCTACTGAGGGAAGGAAGTGGATCTCTAACAAGCAGTTAGGCTTGAGCAATTACATGGGCGAAGTGCAAAATGCTGCTAAGAAAACGTTAGATGATTCTTTGGACACAGCAAGGTACGCTAAGTTTCCTGAGAAGTTTGCACAAACAGTAGATAAAGTAAGTGAAGCTGCTTACAACTTGTCAGGTGTACGTACAGTTAACCGTATGGGTCAGGAAATACTTACCAACACTTCTATACGTAGAGGTGTAACGCTTGCAAAGAAGGGTGATGAAAAGTCTCTTGACAAGTTACGTAAACATCCCGGTATGCGTGGGCTGTCTGACTCTGAGTTTAATAAAACAGTAGAGGCTTTAAAAAAGGAAGACTTAACTAGCGGTTGGGTAACTAACTTTGCTGGCGCATCGTTAAATAAGTGGCAGCCCGTTAGTGCTAGTGCTATGCCTAGAGCTTACAACGATAACCCTAACTTCCGTGTTATGTATAGTATGTTGTCTTACATGAACAGACAGGCTAACAACCTACGCACTGAAGTAGGTCTTAACATCATAAAGGTTAGAGAGAAAGGTATCAACAGTAAGGAAGGCGTTGAAGCGGCAAAGGCTGCAATGCTTAACAGCGCTAAGTACACTGCGTTGTTTGGTGTTATCGCAGGCATCTGGGACGATGCTCGTAAGACAATGGACTTTACTAACGATAAGTATCTTGAAGATGTTTTGACTCCTGAAGGTGTTGCTAGTGCAACCATGAATCAGTTAGCGTCTAACATGACTAGTGGTATTGTTAACATACGTGCTCAAGAGTACGGTGGTGATCCTATCAGTATTACTCCTGCACCGTTGTCAGCAGCAGCTAAGGCATCTACAGGTGTTGGTAAACTGTTAACAGAAGGTGATGTTGATCCACTGTTAAGAGCTACACAAACCTACACGCCCGGTATAGCAACTATTGATAGAATAGTAAGAATGACCCCCGCCATTCAAGATCAGCTTGGCAGGGGCCGTTTGTTTACTGACTAGATCTCGCAGTTGTTACCAGTACAGGCTAACGTCTGTGATCCTTCAGTCATATCAGAGTTCTCAGAGATGTTCCAATCGATTGTCTCTGGGAACTCTGCCTTCAACTTCTCATAAGTCTCTAAGTCAATAGGCTCATAAGGTGCTTGTTGATAGGTATGCTCTGAGTACGGCAAGAACGACACACCACTGATCTTATCGAACTTGTTGTACAACCACTGACCTACCTCCAAGAACTCATCATCACGATAATAACAAGTCATTGATGGTTTGTGTTCACACCAGAAGTCCTGATAAATTTCCCAAAGCTCAAGTTGCTCCATAGCACCCATCTCAGAGGCCACTACAGCCCCGTCAGGAGACGCTATAGGGAAGCTGAATACCTTGGTACTGGGTGACATTACATCGTCCTCTACGGGGACTCCAGCGGCTTCTAGGACTTGGCAGAGCGGGTCTCTTGCATCTGCTCTAACTCGTCTAATGTATTGATCCGAGTATCTAGGGTGGATACCACTAGCAGAATCAACCAGCTGACTAACAGTACCGGAAGGTTTAACAGCAGTAATGGCAGTGCTAGTATTAATACCAAGCTTAGTAGCCCATTCCTTATTAGTGTTAA